ATTCATTTAAAAATCTAAAACTAAAATAAAATTTGGTTATTAGAATAAAATGTATTACTTTTGTAAACAATAAAACATATAAAGATGGCAGTAGACTTTTTTGAAGACGGACCAACCTCAACACCCAAAAAGGGACGTAAAGGTTCAACAACACCAATTTTAGATAATTTCTCACGAGATTTAATAAAACTTGCGGAGGATGGTAAAATTGACCCTATTGTTGGTAGGGATAAAGAAGTGAAAAGAATTGCACAAATTCTATCACGTAAAAAGAAAAATAATGCGGTAATTGTAGGGGATGCCGGTGTAGGTAAATCTGCATTAGTTGAAAAACTCGCATTAATGATAGTGAAAGGAGATTGCCCAACTAATTTATTAGATAAACGAATTATGTCGTTAGATTTAACATCTTTAGTTGCAGGTACAAAATATCGTGGACAATTTGAGGAGAGAATAAAGGCGATTCTAAATGAATTACTTGAAGCACCGAACGTAATTGTATTCATTGATGAACTACATACTATGGTTGGTGCAGGTAACTCAAGTGGTGCAATGGATGCCGCAAATATTCTTAAACCTGCACTTGCTCGTGGAGAAATCCAATGTATTGGTGCAACGACTTTGGATGAATTTAAAAAACATATTGAGAAAGATGCCGCATTGGTTAGAAGATTTCAAAAAGTTATTTTAAATGAACCTACATTAGAAGAAACGGTGGACATTCTTAATAACCTTAAAGATTCCTACCAAGATTACCATAGAGTTCAATATGAGGACGGTGTAATTGATAATATTGTCAAACTATCGAGTCGTTATATAACCGATAGACAATTTCCCGATAAAGCGATTGATGTATTGGATGAACTTGGGTCAGAAAAAAGAGTATCAATGAGGGTTCCTGAATCAATTGAAAAATTAAAAAAACAAATTGAGGATGTAAGGGAAAAGAAATTATTGGTAGTTAAAAGTCAAAACTACGAACAAGCCGCGAAACTTAGAGATGACGAGAAAAAGATTGTAGTTAAACTCGAAGATGAAAAACTAAAATGGTCCGAAAAACAAAAAGTAAATAAAATACCCGTTACAATCGATGATGTATATTCGATTATTTCTGATATGACCGGTGTTCCTATTCATAAACTTGATAGTAAAGAAACTACTAAATTATTGAATATGGAAACAATTTTAGGTCAAAAAGTAATTGGTCAAGACGATGCAATTTCAACTATCTCAAAGGCAATTAGAAGAAATAGGGTCGGTATTAAAGATGCGAATAAACCAATTGGATCCTTCATATTCTTAGGCTCAACCGGTGTAGGTAAAACACACTTGGCCAAATCTTTGGCAAACACGTTATTTGGTGACCCCGACAAAATTATTCGTGTAGATATGAGTGAATACATGGACCGACATAACGTTTCTAAATTAATTGGTTCACCTCCGGGATTTGTTGGTTACGATGAAGGAGGTCAATTAACTGAAAAAGTTAAAAACAACCCTTTCTCTGTAATCTTATTTGATGAAATTGAAAAAGCACACAAAGACGTGTTTAATATATTACTCCAAATTTTAGATGAAGGTCATTTAACAGATTCATTTGGTAGAAAAATTAATTTTACCAATTGTCTTATCATTATGACATCAAATGTCGGAGCCAAAAAAGTTTCTGATTTTGGTAATGGGGTTGGGTTTTCAACGACATCAAGTCAATTACAAGAATATGAAGTAAGAAAAACAATGATACAAAAATCATTAAAACAACAATTCAATCCCGAATTTTTAAATCGTATTGATGATATCATACTTTTCAATTCTTTAAATGAAGAAACATTGAAAAAAATTATCAACATTGAAGTTGAAAAATTAAATAAAAGATTGGTTGATAAAGGATATTCAATTAAATTCGATAAAACAGTGATTGATAGAATATTTCAACTTAACTCACAAGAGGAATATGGCGCAAGACCACTGAAAAGAATTATTCAGAATTTATGTGAAGATTTCTTAAGTGAAGAGATTTTAAAAGGTAATATTGTTGAAAATCAATCGATTACTTTAAAATTTAAAAACGAAAAATTGGAAATTTTAAAAAAATAACAATAAATAGTTGACTTTTACCCTAAGTTATATATATTTATATCTTCATGGGTACTCTTTGTCGATTACCTTTTCGTTTTAAAGTGAGTGGTGTTGAACCCACTTAATGACCTTAAACCCCGACAACTCGTTGGGGTTTTTTATTTAAAATATTTTTTTTTATGGAATTTTTTCACTATCTTTTAATTATGAAAAAATATATTTTAGCTTTAGGTGTTATCGCAACAGTTGCATTAACATCATGTGGTAACGGGTCTACCTCAAAAGAAACAAACGACTCAACAGCATCTAATCTTGACTCAACCGCAGTTTCCGCCACTGATTCAACAACCGCTGAAATCACCTCAGACACAACGTCTGTAAAATAAAGATATCGGGTCGAATTTACTTCGGCCCAATTTTTATTAATTGTTAACTACACATCTAACCCAATGACAACATCTATTATTTTTTTTATTCAATATATTAAGGATAAATTTACTAAAATAAAAACCAACATTATCGAACCCGGAGAAACAGAATTCGATTACGTTCCGTTGGTAAAACCAAAACAAAAAACAAAGAGAAAAAAAAATACGATTAAAAAGTAAAAATTACATAATAACTGACATTTTAATCATATAGTATTTATACAAAAATATAGAATCGTATGAACAAAAAAGAATATAAAGGAGATCTTATATTAGTTAGAGGTGTTCCTGGTTCAGGTAAAACAACATTAGCTGAAGTATTATTAACACACCCATCGGGCAATACCGGTGATGTAATTTCCGCAGATGACTATTTTTTAAATGGTAAAGGGGAGTACGTATTTGATGCATCTAAATTAAAGGAAGCACATAATAATTGTCAACAAAGATGTGCTGAAAGAATGAAATTGGAAAGTTTCAAAATTATTGTTGCCAATACATTTACACAAGAGTGGGAAATGGAACCATATTTTACAATTGCCGAAAGATACGGATATAGAGTTCATACTATTATAGTTGAAAATAGACATGGTGGTGAGAATATTCACGGTGTCCCCAATGAGAAATTAACGGAGATGAAAAACAGATTCCACGTTAAATTGTAATGAGTCGATTTATTAAGTCATACATTAATATTACTTCAAATACCAAATCTTTTTTAAAGATGAAACTATATTCTCACTTATTTACGGAAACATGGGCATTTCATGTTATACCGAGTGTCCATTTATATTTTGAAACAAATTCACCATCATTTCATAGAAAAATTTGGAAAAAAGGTTTAAATGGTTTATATTTGTCATTACAGTGGGGCAGGTGGCTTTATACTGTGGGAATTTATAAAAAAATATAAGTGTTAGAAACATTAGAAAAATATTATAACGAAGGTTTATTACATAAACAAGTTCACCCAACTTTAGATTTAACCATTTGGAATTATTCACCAAAGGTACAATATGAAAAACTTTGGGATGAAATTACTTTGCAATGTCGCGGACTTGTTACAAATTCGGAAGGAAAAGTTATTGCCAGACCATTCGGTAAATTTTTCAATTACGAGGAACATGAGGACATTAACATACCTAACGAAACATTTGATGTCTATGAAAAAATGGATGGTTCTTTAGGTATCCTATTCAACTACAAAGACGAATGGATAATGGCAACTAGAGGTTCATTCATTTCTGAACAATCAATTAAGGCAACTGAGATATTAAAAAAATACAAATACAAATATCTACCGAGTGATTGTACATATCTATTTGAAATAATTTACCCTCAAAATAGAATCGTGGTTAACTATGGCGATGATGAAAAATTAGTTTTACTGGGTTCAATTCAAACGAATTCAACTTCAGATGTTACTGAAGGTTACGAATATAATATCCACAATGAATCGTATGAAGAACTTGGATTTGAATTGGTTAAGAAATACGACGGGATAACTGATTTTACGGTCATTAAAAAAGACATTAGTGATAGTAAAGAGGGATTTGTAATTAGATTTAAAAATGGTTTTAGAATGAAGATTAAAGGCGACGAATATTGTCGACTTCATCACATTTTAACTAATATATCAAATAGAGATATTTGGGAATATTTGAAAGATGGTAAACCGTTAGATGATATATTAGATAAGGTACCGGATGAATTTTATGATTGGGTAAAAAATACCGTTTCTAATTTACAAGATAAATTTGATTTAATTAAAATCGAGGTAGAAGAGGAATTTAAAGAATTAATAAATAAAAAAGAATTTGCGGAGAAAATAAAAAATAATCCAAATAAATCATTTTTATTTAAAAGGTTAGATTCTTATTCAAATCAATTAAATGAGATGATTTGGAATTCAATTTACCCAACATATTCAAAACCATTTAAAAAAGATGAGTAAAATAAAATTATACCTTGATGACGTTAGAACTCCAACTGAAGAAGGTTGGACAGTAGTGAGAAATTATGAAGAGTTCGTTGACGCAATAAATGAATATGGATTAGATGGTATTGATTTAATATCTTTAGACCATGATTTAGGTGACCAAGCAATGTACGAATATTACACTAACGTTAAAAACAATTATTTGTTAGATTACAAAAACATCGAAGAAAAAACAGGAATGGACTGTTGTAAATTTATGGTTAACTTAAGTTTAGACACTAATATACCTTTGCCCGAAGTGTTGGTACACTCCGCAAATCCGATTGGTAGTTCAAATATGATGGGTTATATCAATAATTATTTAATGAATTGTCGATTACCTCAAAATTGTATAAGAGTCACCATTCCTCATATAATAGAAGAAAAGTTTCATATGTCACCTGAATTACGTAAAGCTAAATGGGATAGAAGTGGAAAATAAAAGTATAACAACTAAAAAATCAATGGCCTACGACAGTAAAACCAGAACACCATTTAAAACCATGTACATAAAAGGTAAGTACGAAGACTTTACCGATTTTTATGATATTAATAAAAAATCAATTTATGAAAATATTATTGAGGTTTTTAAAGGTTTTGAAAATAATAAAAAAAGAGTTCTAAGTTTATACATTCAGGCGATTATACGCGGATTGGAATGGGACACTGAATTTAAGTTTAGTAAAACGGATACTATTGTATTAACAAGAGACATTTTACCATTTTTCGAAAGTATTGAAGATTATGAAAAATGTTCAGAAATAAAAATTTTATTTGAATCGTTGACTATTAAAAAATAATTTTGTATGTTTTATTTGTATCAGGAGAGAGATACATTTATCATTTTTTGTCATATCCTCGGGGTTTCTACTTCGAGGATTTTTTATTTAATATATAAAAATTGTATTATATAAAGAACCTTTGTCAACTTATTAATAAAATCCAATTTTTCTTGGTAATTCAACATTTTTATTGTATTATTTTAATAGTTATATAAAAAAAACACAATTATTATGGTAAATTTATTTATAGGTATTCTATTATTATGTTCAACTTTTGGTTTTACAATTTCAAAGTTTTCAATTACACCTTCTTTTAGAAAAAATGTAAGGCAACATATTAAACCATTATGTATCGACCGAGAATTTATTAAAGCATAACTCTCGATCCAACTAAGAAATTACTAAGGAACGGTGAACCGGGTTGAGTGTTCATGTTGAGTTTATAATTAAACGAGAACCCAAATCTTTTAGTTATTTTATAATCAATAGAAGTACCAACTAAAAATCCAAAATCTCTACCTACAGTGGTTACACCCGTAAAAGTGTTAAAGGCTATTGGTGAATACATAGTAAATATTTGGGGAGATATTGATAATTTTTTACTGTATTGAAACGGTTTTGTCCAAAATACAACTGTTGATGTTGATACACTTAGGTCGTACGATTGTGTAGTACCTTCCGTTAATAATGTAATGGCACCTATGTTATATCCAAATGTACCTAATTTTGGGTGAGGTTTAATCCAAGTATATCCCATTAATCCCATCCATGTTCCTTTTAAATACGCAGCGGTAAATGAATAACTGTTTATTGAACTTAATTGTCCCTTATCATTTAAATCCATAACAGTTGCACTTGAAGATATTGCAAATTGATCCATTGTAGAGTAAATCATTCCATTTAAACTAAATGATTTATCACCCATTAAAGATGATTTAGAAATACCCATAGTTAATGCCATGGAATATCTACCGTCAGCCGACTGTGCAGTGGTTAAATCCGAAGCCAGCAACATTGGATTTAGATTTTGTTGTTTTTTCTTTTCTTCTTTCTTTTCTTCTTTCTTTTCTTCTTTCTTTTCTTCGGATTTTTTCTCTTCGGATTTTTGTTCTTCCTTTTTATCTTCACTTTTAGATTCAGATTTACTTTCACTTTTAGATTCCGAAGATGACGAACCTCCACTTGATTTATTTTCAGTGGATGTTGATGAGTTATTTGAAGATGACGAACTGTTCGAAGGTGGGGGTGTTGAACTACTTGCTGCCGATGACGAGCTACTGGCGGCGGAAGATGCGGAACTACTTGCCGCTGACGAAGCTGAGTTACTAGCGGCGGAAGATGCTGAATTACTTGCAGCACTTGCAGCAGCACTTGCTGCGGTGCTGGCAGCGGTGCTGGCAGCTTGAGACGCGGATGCTGCAACTGCTTGTGCAACTTGAGTTGTAATTGTCTGTTGCACAACTGTATTTGTAGTTGGACATCCCATTGTTGAATATGTTAAATAGGTTGTTTGTAACCAAGATTGTAAAACACCTGTTTGAACCTCCAAAGGTGTAAATGTTTTTGTTTGATTATAGAATGAAACGACAGCGTTACCATTTACATACGTGGTAATGGCGGTCTTTACTTCACCGGTACACTTATCAATGAATGTTTGTGTAAAAGTTTGTGCGTTTACTTTTTGTGTAAACATAAATGAAAAAATAATTAAGAGAAAAAATATATTTTTTTTCATTTATGGGTTTTTATTTTCTTATATTTTTTATTTTTAATGTAATATATTTTTGATTCCATAATCATCCCCATGTTAGGTGACCAAATAGGGATATTTATACCTTCAATTTGTTGATTATTGGACAGTCCTTTTTGAATGGGTGAACAACCTACAACAATAAATAATATACCTAAAAATATAAATTTATCCCTACCCATTTCTCGGAGAATCTCCATTATAACATATCCAATATTCAACGTCAGGTATTTCCTGTTCCAAGTTATTTGGAATCTGAAACGTTGTTTCGCCGTCTCCACCAAATGTCGTCCCAATTGAGGAAAATAAAAATGGATACTCATTAATTAATAATATTGACCCGTCACAACGAAAAAAATCTTCAGGATTTTCATTATTATGAAATGATTGTACTGAACCTATAATTTTAATCATAATTTTATTTTGTAAAAATTCCTTTTTTAATCATTCTATCTAAAATTCTGGCACACGCAATATCTAACGCTTTTTTGGTTGAAATACTTATAGTTGATTGATTAAATTTTATCGGGTCGATAGTTGCGTCACTTAACAACGTTAACTCTCTATTAGTTCTGGCCTCACCTAAACCAGATGCCCCAAAAACAACACCTGTTTCTGCGTCAGTAAACCTAACTTGTAGTCCGATACGTGTTACCATATTATCTTTTATACCGTCTTTTAAATTAATAGTTTCATCTTCCGATATAGAATAGTCATAACATTCAACGGTCACAAAATAATGTGCCAATCTGATTTTACCACGACCATCTAATTTATCTTCAGATATTCCAGCTTGAGACGCCTGGAATTGTTTAACCATTCGATTTTTTAATTCGGTCTTGTCTTCGGTAAAAATAAAACGATTTAAATTTTCCAAATATTCCATCGTTATATTAGCAACACCTAAACCTACCCTTTTTTCTTTTAATTCAGGATACATTTCGTAAACCTCATCTGATATTCCTGCTTTTAGAATTTGAATTGGGATTTGTTTCCCATCATAATCCATAAATTGTGAAATATCGATTTTAGTTTCGAAAGATGCTTTAAAATCTTCAGTTTTAGTTTTACCTATTGTTTGTGCATTACTTGTTGTACCGATTAATAAACCAATACCTAATAGTAGTAATATTCTTTTCATTTTTTTTATTTTAATACCTTTTAGGCCATTTCCAACCCTTTTTAATACCTCTAAGACCAATTAATGTTGCGAATCCAAAGAATTGTGCAACCCAAATTAAACTCATCCATTCAGTTTTACGTAATTGTTCATCAAAAACAAACGTAAAAGTAACCATATAGATTACCACCGAGTAGAACAAAATTACTTGTTCGTACTTAAAAAACCAATTTTTCATTTTTTACTTTCTAATGGCCCCTCGTACCATATATTATCGGGATTATTCTTAAACGTACCATCAATTTTCCACATAATTTGATTTGATATTCTACTTGCTTTTTCATCTTGACCGGAAAAAGTGAGATAGATAAAGAATAATTGAAATCCTAATGCTGATATTACAAAAAGGAATACGAAATATACATATCCCATTGCAAGTACGTTACCGATTTTTTTAAAATTTATTGTCATATATTTTTTTTTTAATGTACCGTTTATAAAAAGGGAAGAGAGAGTCCTCCCTTTAAAAGGTTAACCTTCCATCTCTTCTGTCTTTTTGTGAGAGAATTTGTCTATGGTGTCAGCACCCATACCAATACCTGTGATAATCATCACCGCATTTACCAATTCAGGTGACGGTGCAAATTCCGCATGTGAAAATGAATTTAATATCATTGTTACACATAAGAATAATGCTCCCATAAATGCAATTACCGGTTTAACCGAAATTGAACCTCTTTCGTCTTTGAAAATTTCAATGACCCATTCTTTAAATGTCATAATTTATCTTTTTAACTTTTAATTTATTTAACCTTCCATGTTTATTTCTGCGGCCTCATCTTTGATTTTACCACATTTTAAACATTCTTCTTCACCGTCACCATCCAAGTCACCCCAAACGTGTTCACATTGTCTATGAGTAAAGTATTCATCAATAACACCGTCACCATCAAAATCTAATCCGTCCATAACACCGTCACCATCTTCGTCAATTTCAACACCCACTTTTTTAGCTTTTACAACCTCATTTACAACCTCATTTACAACCTCATTTACAACCTCATTTGTTGATAAAACTAAAGGTTCGATTGACATAGGTACAGTTGGTGTATTTGGACCATCAGCAGTATTACTTAATGAAATACCATCTTCTTCGTCCATTTTTTGAACTAACATCTTATCTTTATCGGTATCACTAAACCAATAGTCAATGATTTTACCATAAGAACCAATAAATGCACCTAACATTAATAATAGAAGTTCTTTCCATTCTGCCGATGCTGCGGTATTAGTGGTAATTGCGCCGAAAATACCCCCGATAATTATCATAAACCCACCTAACACCATTGCAGATATATACCATCTACGTTTCATCATCGAGTTTAATAAATCTTTAAACCCACTAGGTTGTTCTTCTTTTGCCATTTTTGTTTTAATTTTTTATACTATAATTTATTACCACTGAGCCGGTTTCTCTTTGAATTCGTCAGCTTCTTTTTTCTTAACAACGGGTTTTGCCGGTTCAGAATGTTTAGCCTCAGATGAACTGTTACCACCTCTTTCGATTATTACAGTTTTACCTGGTGATTGTTGTTGTGCTTGTTGATTCGAGTTAGTAATGTTAATTACGGGTGCGGCTTGTTGTACAGGTGCAGCTTCTTTGTCTCCACCACCTAATAAACTCGCTGCCCATACACCACCTGCGGTTACGACAGTACCTAACGTACCGATTATGGTTTTTTTCAACCCACTCATTGTTCCTTCTTGTTCTTCTGCCATTGTTTTTGTATTTAATTTTTTTAGTTTATTTTATTGAAATCTGTTATTCCCAATATTTGACCATTTGCACCATATAAACCAATTCTATATGCGGATGGTGGCAATACTGAGGTATATACTTTAAGTATGTTATCACCCGATTTTACCGACAATTCTTCCTTAGAAACTACTTTGTTTGAAATGTCAAAAATTTTAATCGTAACTGGTCCCTCGAATTCAGTTTTAACGTTCATAGATACGTCCGACGTAACAAACGAGGTTTGTAATTTTATTCCTACTGAATTTTTTATAGTTAATTCAGGACTTACCGAAACCGGTTGAGGTTCGGGTAAAATATCATCTTTAGAACATCCCCATAGGGTTGTCATGATTAATACGAGAGAGAGTATTTTTTTCATTTTTTTATTATTTGTTTAGGTTTATTATGGTTTTACCAATTTGATTATTCCCATCATCAACCAAGGTTAAATATAAATACTTGGACTGTATGGATTTTGTATATATTTTCAATTTATTTAATCCGATTTTACCTGAAAATTTCTCTCGAGTGATAACTTGATTTAGTAAACTGTCTTTCATTGTTATAGTATAAACCCCCTCTTTAGTTAATGTAAATGTAATATCTTGACCATCTGACACAGTATTTTCTTTTATTTCAAAAATGTTAGTGTTGGTAGTTACAATTGGTCGTATTTCATCTTCTAATTCAGGTTTAGAACATGACATTAAAACAAATAATAAAAGCGTTATTTTTTTCATTATTTAATCGTTAATTTAAGTTGGTTACCACTTTTATTTACCGCATCTGTAGATGAGATTGATATTAACCCTAATGTGTTTGTTATTTCACTTATCGGTACGAATGTTAGTTTATATTCAGTTGTATTATCCAATGTTGTACTTCCGTCTGTGATTAATGAACCTAAATTTATGTAGGTATCTTTATTAGTCCCATAGTTTAATGGGGAACCCTTTGTTTTAAATTCAACACCAACAAATTTTAAAATGGTATTATCATAATCCACCTTAAATTGGGTCCCAACTATCTGTTGTTGTAGTGGGTTAAAATTTATATAACAAAATACTTTACCGTTATTAATTTCAGTCATTACAGTTGCATTTACTTCATTTGAAACTGTAATATTCATTGTTTTAAGACTCATAGTTGTTGTACCATTTGAAATGGGTGATGTTGAGTGTGATAAATTAACATCACCTTTCCAGGAGGTTGCAACACTTAATAAATCATTTGTTTTTCCGGTGTTTATATCAAATGAATATACGTTATTCAATGGGGTAGTAATTGTACTCCAATTAGATTTCCCTATTGTATTGTATTTGTCGGTTGGTATTAATCGTACCGTATTTGATAATGTAAAAGAATCGACAATGTTTTTTGTTCCTGTTAAATATTGTAATAGACGATATGTATCATTTTCATCAAATATACCGTTATCGTCAATATCTGCGTTTTTATATTGGATACCATATGTAAATTCATTACCACTTTGATTTCCAAATAAACCGCCATTTGATAATTCTTTAAATGCCAAATATACGTCAGATACGGTTACTATACTGTTATATAAAGTCGACAGGTTATTAGTTGTATTTAACGTTATTGATTGTGTTTTAAACGCGGTCGTTGTCGTATATGAAAAATCTGCCCTTAAAGCGTGGTAATTTCCCCCGTCCCTAATATATGATGAGAAGATTGAATTAGTAAAATTAAACTCCGTATTCGTATTAATGTAATATTCACTCCAACCATTTGGATTATATGAGATAAACTCCACGTCTCCATCCCATAAATCAAATAATTTTAATTTATTAACAGTATTTGCGGTAACCGTCATTTGTCTACTATCAATACCAACTCTATATCTGTGATTTGTCAAATCATATTGGTAAATTACACACCATTCCACCTGCCCTCCGGTTGTATTAGCCTTATTTCCCGTGTTAATTTTATTAATATCTAAACTCGATGTTATATCAATTAAACCGTTAACATCCAACGAAGTTGAACCGATTGAAAATTTTGTAGCGTCTAAATTATTAAAATTAAAATTTGTACTAACTTTTTTAATTGGGTCTGCGGGTATAGTTGAATAACATTCATCTGATTGGATTGAATATGTTGATTGAGATGGTCGTTTCCATTGTAAATATAGACCCCATCCGCCTCCCCAGTTTTCATATCTGGCCATAAATGAATATGTTTTACCGGCAACTAATGATATAGTCCCATAACGATATCCCCCAAACCCATGAGCACCGTAGTAAGATGTAACTACAACTCCGTCCATAGAAAAATCTACTCCGTCATCCCCATCAATTGCAAATGTGTATATCCCCGTTTCTTTCGCCACGAAATATCCCGTCACTTTAATACCCGTATACGCACCTCCATTAGGAACACCAGATGGTTGCCAACCATTACTAAAATATAATGCCTTTTGTGGCGTGGTAACCCCACTTGCATATACACTAGCACCTTTAGTTATATCAAACATAGTTACAAAATCGGTAGATGAATTAGCGTATGCACCTACTTGATTATTTCTAATATCGTAAACTGTATAATTCAAATAACCCACCCCCGTTTGGGAGTAGGTTATTGATGATATTAACAATAATAATATTGTGACTAATTTTTTCATTATTCAATGATTAAATCTATTTTGTTACCATTTGCATCAACTGCATCTGACATCACAAAATAAAACAATCCCATGGTATTGGTTAATGGTGATTTTGGTGTAAAAATTAATTTATAAGGTGTTCCCACTTTTATTCTTGCAGTTTTTAATTGGTCAATTGAACCAAACGTTAACCTATTACCTTCATGTGTTGAAAAATTAGTAATTGTATTACCCGAATCGAATATCACATTATCTAAACTTAATTTAGATTGGTCATAATCCATGACAACTTGTAAGCCGGCTAAATTTTCTTTAGTTAATTTACCATAAAGTACAATTTTATCATTCTCAATTTTTGATAATACACTTAATGTAGCCGTTTCATTTACTGTTTTATTATAAGATAAAGAACCGATTGACATTGTTTTTGTCGATATTTCCGATGTAATTTTTGAACTATTAGTGTAGATACCGTTGGATATACTTGACGCAATTGCTGAAGGTGAAGATGAATGTGACCAATCTAAATCACCTCCCCAAGAGAATACCGCAGTAACCACTTGATTAGGTGCGGTAACCATAACACTGTTTTTAATTACCCCATCTAACCAACTTTGATTTAATAAACCACTATACCATCTAAAATTATACATTTGATTAACAGGTGCCGCCGATGTGGGAATTGAAGCCTTATCTGACACATTAATTCCCATTATATATGAGAACATATAATATGAATCGGATTCACTAAATGTGTTACTTGATTTAGACACTAAACCAATCTTCTTTTCTAAATTTGGATACGTAAAGAATGTCGAAGCCCCACTAATATCTGTTTGTGCGTAACCTAAAAACGCTCTATATGCGTCTGATACTGTAACGATGTTATTCATAAATGACTTTTGTGTTGTTGGTGAAATAAAAACACCAACGGTATCTCCAACTTTAACACCAGAAGTAAACGTTGCTTCCCCGCTAGCATCCAATGACAATACCGCAATTGGTTGTTTAGTCCAATCGATATCACCACTACCATCGGATTTAATGTACATCAATTGAACATTATGGTTAGTAATAGGATAATCAGTTGGGAATAATACCTTAACTTTAAATTGAGACGTATTACCGGTTACGTTAGTAATTGATAAATTTGTTGATGGCCTCGTAATTGGAGATATGTATGTTGAATTGTCGTTAATTGAATAAGCAATGTCTATTTTATGAATGTTATTGTAAATTCCTCTGTCTTTAATAATGTATTTTTGAGTTGCCAATGTTCCGTCTATTGCGGCATCGGTTCTCTGTAAAGTTAATTGACCAACATTCCAATCGGGATTTGAAGTATATTTCCATGGAGATAAAAGATATTGTGAATATAAATTAGTTTCAGCGTCTGAGGTTGAAGGTGTAAAATTGTAATTATTCCATCCCGTGTAATATGTTTGTACTGAACTACCTTGTGTGAAGGTAGTTGATACATACGTTAATGATTTATTGTCATACTGATATCTTAACCAAATATACCTTGGGTTTGTGGTCCCTTTTATTATGTTATATTTTACTGTTATCGTATCACCAACTTTATATGGTGGGGGAGTAACAATTGATTGATCAATGTTTAATTGAGCAAAAGATGTTGATGATATGAACAATAGAGTTAAAAACGTTATTAATTTTTTCATTTTACTTTTTCTTTAAAAATATTTTATTTATCAGCGATTCACTTGTTTTTTTAATTGCAGATGATAATGCTTGTTGATTTACCTTATCACTACCTTCATCGGTAATTAAAGTTGATGTGGAAATTTCAGAACTCGATTCTTGAGCAACCCCTTCTCTAATTTTTTTACCGTTTTTATCGGATAGTACACCTCTCATGATTACTAAAGTCTCTTCCACATCAGAATGGAAAACCGATACATTTCTTTTGGTTCTATTCACGTCAAAATATAAAATTTCAGCATTAAAAATTAGGTCGGCTCTTTGAGGGTCGTCCGTAATTGAATATTCCTGTTCTTCTAAAATTTCTTGGAAAATGTTTTTAACCCCAAAAGATAAGTTTCTGTTGTTAGTTAATTTACCGATTTTGATTTTATTCTCAACCCCGGATATGTATACAGTTTCAGGTTCCATAGTCATAAACGAGAGAGACGCTAACGAACAAACCATAACAATATACAAAAAAAATAGGGGAGAGATACCTAATTTTTTCTTTGTC